TCATACCACCACTGATAAGCGTAGGTGGTCGCTGGAGCGGTTGCGCCTGACGAGTTAGAACCAAGCGCCAGCAAGGCGGAGTTCAAGTCACTTCGAAATGACGGGAAGCCCTGATTGGCGATGTTGAAGTCATTTTGGCTCATGTCAATTCCTTGCCATATCCTTTCGCCACATAGTCAATCGTGGTCGGGTTTGTGCTTACAGATGCACCCGTAAATGTGGTAATTGTGAAACCGCTACGGCTTTTTCCAGAAATAACATATCTGTCACCATCTGCCAAGGTTGCAGCTATTCCAAGCGCGGGCACAGCCTTAAACGCTGCTGGAAACGTGACAGCGAGGGACTCAGTGTAGGTCAGATCGTCTTGAGCCTCTAAACGGTCAGGCATGTCCACTTCAACGCTTAACTCACGAACGGCGGGCGCGTTGCCGCCGCTTGTGCTTTCCAAGACAGCCCTGAAACGCAATGCGCGGGCGCTGATGTCACCCACGATAAAGTCACGCCAATCAGACCAAACAGGCGAGCCAGCAGGGTCGTCATTGGTGGTTGATACCTGTGTCCTTACGGATGTCGTGTCAAACTGACTTGGATCACCGTCGAAGTCTCCTGCGCGCGCATCAAACAATCCCAGAGCAGAGTCGAAATCATTTATGTAATCCAAGAAGTCCAGCAACATGGAAGTCGTGACGCGGCTAACATACTCTTCACCAAGGTCAATGTATTCGTCAAACTGATATGTCCCTGATGCAGACACCGTGCCAAAGCCACCGTCAAACAAGCCCAACGCATCGTCAAAGTCGCCAGATGCTTCGTCGAACAAAAGCGATGTATCCAGCGTAATGAAGTTGGACGCATCATCGTTTACGACAGAAACGCCATCCCTTACCCCCAAGAAATTTGGATGTTCGTCTTGCGTCTCAACCACATTCAGAGAGTCTATGTCTGCAACATTCGTATCAATGACAATGCTTGCGGCATTTGAACTTGATATATCCAGCTTGTCTACGGCCTTGATGAAGTATGTTCCTGTTTGGGCGGGGACCGTTGCCGTGTTGGCAGGTCTTGAAATGCGCTGGACAAGATCAACAGACTTTTGATATTTAGCCCCGCTTGTGAGCGACGAATACCGCAGCTTGTAATGAGATAGATCAAGGTCGCTAACAGGCGTCCAGCTTAGGTGCAAAGTGTTGCCCACGACATTGGCAGAGAAGTTTGTCACATCCTCTGGCACCTGCTCAAACAGGGTCGCATAGAAGTTTGTAATGGTATTGAACGGGCCTCTGACGCCAAAGACGTTGATCGCCCTTGCGCGGACATCAAACAGCCCGTCAGACACGCCAATCGCTTCAAAGCGACCACTGCCCGATTGACCAAGATTAATGAACTCTGTTTCGTCAGCCCGTTTGAACTCCACCTCAAACCTGTCAACAAACGGGCTATCTGCCACCACATCAATAATCAGCGCACCCACTACTTGCTGGTTGGCAACGCGCAACTCAGTGCTAAGCGAAATGCCTGCGGCAGGCGCGACCAACGGCGACGGCAACGAGGTGTTGTTGCTGATTATCGCCGATTCTTCAGCGTTCCAATCAAAAGCCGCCTCGGATGTCTCGCGCAGCGTCAACGTCACGCGCAGATCGCCCGCCTCACCGTTAGGGCCGAACTTCCAGGCGGCCACCTCAAACTCTTTTTCGTCCCATCCGTATCGGTCAATCGTCAGCGCGATGATTTCGCCAACCTCAACATCAAGCGCGTTTAGCCCAAAGTCCGCAGTGAATGTCATTTGCTCGCGTGCGCGGAACAGGGTCAGCTTGGCAATGCGTTGCGCTGTGGCACCGCTTGTGGTCAGCGGTAGCTGCATGTCCAGATTGGTTTGCTCTCCGCCATCCTCAGTCTCAAACACTGAAGACGTGAAAGGTGGATAATCAACCGTAATCCAGCGAGACGCCGCGTCGTTGAACGTGCCTTGCACCGCGTTGAACTGGTCCCGCAGATTGGCTCGTGTATCTAGCGAGATGTTGCTGCGCAGGTCGTCCAGCGTGAGAACCTTGGTCGGAGCCACATAGTCAGCCGCGATCAACTTCCATTTGCCAGCGCCCCAAAACAAAGTCCCGGCGCAGGATGTCATCATGCGTCCCAAGATGGTTGAATGGCTTTCACCCGCCGTTATGACGCCGTTCATCATGTAGCGTTTTTCAGTCCCGCCGCCTGACAGCGTGATGTTCTCATCGCACACGTTAGCCGCCACAGAGAACGCTGTGTTGTCCACATCGCTGTCTTGTAGGCCGTAACCGCTGGTGATGTAGTCACGCACGCACAGAGCCGCGTTTGCGCTCCATGCCGTCGTGTCGCTGCGAGGATCGTAAACCTTCTTGCCCTTCACAACCGCTGTCACAAGAGGCAGGCCATTGGCGAACACGTCCTGATCGTACTCATAGCGAACGTAGAGATAGGCGATGCCGTTGCCGACAAACGCGCCTGTCACTTGCTCGCTCTCAGCCAGCAGGTCTGCGTCCGGTGTCGTCTGATCGCCTAAATGCTTGCGGATGCGGATTTTGTCTTTCCACTTGCCATCCACCAAGCCTGTGCTGGCGTTCCACGTCACAACTTCATCGTTGATGTAGATGTCGCCGATTTCCTCGACCTCATGCCCCGCAATGGCGATGATCTGATGCAGGAACTCATTATTGTTGCCCGTGCTCTCATAGTACGTCACCGTTCCGCCGACGCGGGCCTGTCCGTAGATAAACTGGTGAGGCGATACCGCGTCCTTGCGGTTGACCAAGATGCCGTTGGAGTCAAGCGCGCCGAAGTCGGGCTTGGGGGCTAAAGCCTGCAATGCCCAAGATGTGACAACTGTAATTGCTAAATAGCCGACGATTCCTGCAACGGTAGCGCCAAATGCAACAGTTGTTGCGGCAAGAGCCGTGGACCCGCCAAGACCTGTAACAATGGCTGTACCGATAGTAGCCGGATCACGCGGGGACCGATCCCAATCAGCATGGCGCATTACATTGTAAGGAACTTTCATCAGACCCACGCCTTCGCAATATCAGTCACAGGCATGTATATCACACCTTGCCGCGAAAGAAACGCCGCCTTAATTCCAACGCATATACCCATGCCGAAGCCAATCCCCCATTTCTCCGCCTTTTCCGTCACAACAAGCGCGCCCCTTGGCGGAACCCGACCCGCCCGCGTTAGCTTCTGATCCACGCCCTCCTCAAACGAAAAGAACCCGAACTCATTGCGAAGCTGATCCTTGCGCATAGGGCGCTCACCGTAGGCTGTCTGGATCATGTAGCGGCCAAGCCAATCATCGGCCCACCCGCGCCCATACATGGCCCGCCACGCGCCGTTAGTGAACGTCAGGCAGTCATGGTGCCCCCACTTGAAAGGAACATCTCTGACGGCCCGCAGATAGGCGTTTAGCTGCTTTTGCGGCCCCATAATATCTCCGCATCTTGAATAAGCGCAACATAGTCGAAAAATGTATCGCCCGAATACCGCGCCTTTTGGTTCTCGCTGGTATAGCGGCGCGCCGATGACCGATCAGCCTCGACTAGCTTGCTATCCACCAAGACAGTGACCGTGCCAGTTTCCGCGCTGTCCTCAATCGTCATCTTGTTAAGGCTGCCCGTGAATACCTCAACCACATCCGAGACAGAGGCGTCACCGAAATAGACCCGGCACTTGCGCCGCTGGTAAGGCTCTTGCAGCGCCATGCTGATGACCGCGCCAGAAATGCCGCTGAGGCTGATCGTCAGCGCTTTGGCCGACAGGTCGTTCACTTCCTCAAGGCCGCTGATAGAAATCAGTTCACCTGCGCCGATATATGTCTCCCCGCCAATGTCACGATCCCCGTATCCGCTCCAAAAGCGAAGCGGCGCGCTGTCCAGCATAAACTCAACAGCGAAGTATGGGTGCGCAGTCTCGCCAGACCATGCCGTGATAAGCGATGACGGAACTGTGCGGCTCATATTGCCTCCATAGCGCCAAACGTGATGCCGTAGGTTGACGCCTCGCTGACGTTCCAAGATTGCTGGTTTGAGGCAAGGCGGAAGTTTCCAACCGGATTGTTAACAGTGATGCTACCGGATCTTGTTCCACGAACGCCGGGCCACACCTCAAGCGTCACGTTGCCCGACGCATCCGTGCTGGCGTTTTGCAAAACCTGATGCAGCGTTGCCGTTGATGCTGCGCCGATCTGGATGTAGTCGCCAGCAACAAGCCAGTTTGTTTGACTTGTCGCAGCGCCCGTCACGTCAATAGTTTCGCCCGTTTGATCTGTGATGACGGGAGTGCCAAGAGATGTATTTGCCGAACCCTGCGGTGCTGTGCATGTCGGGTCGCCAATCAAGAAGCGCCCCGTCTGCCCCTTGAGGCTCACAAGCCACGCGATCCAGATGTTTGCGTCCTCACGACGCATTTGCGGCAGAGTTACATCGACCTGCCACATCTGCCCAGCGTAGGCGTGAGCCTGACCCGAGAACGTAAACGGGGACATGCTGTAGGCGACAGCGTTTACCGCGGTCAATTCAACCGTGCGAGGCGTGACGTGCGTTGGAAGTGTCAAAGGATATTGAATAGCCATTATGCAAAAGACCTTCCGTAAGAGCCGCCACGCAGCTTGGCATCGGCAACAGCAGACTTCGCGCTCTCTGCGATCTGCGGCATGAGTTGCTTAATCTCGGTGCGGACGGTTTGCTGCACGCCTGTGCTGACGTTGATGTTTTGCACAACGGTCACACCTGAGCCGCCGCCGCCCTGCATTTGCTTTGTCTGCGCAGTAGTCATAATGCGGCCATTTTGCTGCGGTACAAACAGTTCGCGGCCATGCTCGCCAACAACCGTAGGAGATCCAGATTGCACCGTCCCGCCGTGCGCAGCCGCTCCGAAAGCACCGAAGGCCGCGCCCAAGATGCCCCCACCGCCTGCCCCAAACGAACCGACAAGCCTTTGAACCACAAGCACTCGAAACAGTTCTTTAATGATGTCGGCTGCCATAGACTTGAACGCGTCTTTAGCGCTCATCGTGCCGTCAATCATACCCATGAACGCGTCCTCCATGCGGCTCTCAACCATGGCCATCGTGCTTTCAAGGTTGTCAGCATCAAAGCCAAGCTGCTGTAGAGCCGGTGAAGCTGCAATCATTTCGTTCAGCATCCGAACATAGGCGTCGCGTGCGCTTTCGGCCTCATCTGCAATCTTGCGAGTGCCAGAAGCCGCTGCCGCTACGGGATTCAAGATTTTGCTGGCTGCAATAGCGGCTTCGCCATAAGCGTCAACAGTCTCAAAAATGTTGTCCATCATCTCATCAGTAATCTCAACGCCGCTAGCGTAGAGGTCATTGATAAGCTGCGTCTCACGCGCCTCTTTCAATTTGCTGATGCGAATTCTTTCGCGATCTTCGGCAGACATTGCACGCAACCTTGCCTGCTCGCGCATTTCCTCTGTTTCCGCCTGCAATCCAGAAAGACCTTCGACAACAGCCTGACCAGATGCCCTTTGCGAAATAACAGCTCGCAGGTTTGCCTCTGCCGTTGCCAAATCATTTGCTGACTTGGCTGCCGCGTCAGAGTCCTCTCCCATGTTTTGCAAATTGGATGAGTGCCGCATTTGAGCGACGTTGAACGCGTATAGCTCTTTTTCTAGCCCTTCATACTCGCCCGCCAATTCTCTCAACTGGTCAGCGGCTTCAGTCGATACAAACTCAGGGATGTCATAATTGATGATTTTGTTTGCGGCAGAGGCTAGAGACGCTAGACCCTGCGCGCTGCTGACAAGCAATGGCGCAAGATTGATAAGCGCAGATGACAATTCCGCATTGATAACACGCGACATAAGGTCAAGCTGCGTCTGAGCATCCTCAGCGCCTCTAATCAAGTCCTCGTCAATCACAACACCAAGTTGGCGGGCTTCCGCTTGCATCCGCGCCATGCCATCAGCGCCTTCACGCAGAAGGTTCAACATCGGCGCGCCACTGCGGCCAAATAGCTGCGTTGCAATCGCCGTCTTTTCCATAGGAGTCGGCAGCTTGTTTATTTCCTCAGCGATAGCGCCCATTGCGCCATCCAAGCCAAGGTTGATTAGGTCGCGCGCGTTCAAGCCAAGAACTTCCAAGGCGTCCTTTGCCGTGCCGATGCCTTGAGTGGCCTCAGCCAAGCCCTTGCCTAATTTCTCAATGCTGTTGTCTAGAGAGCCTTGAGCGACGCCTGCGCTTTCAGCGGTAACACGCAAAAGCTGCAAGGCGTCAGTCGTGATGCCAATTCTGTCGGCAGTCTTGCCAATCTCGTCGAGCTGTGAGGTTACGCTTTTAACGCTTGCGACAAGAGCGCCCGCAGATAAAGCAGGCAGAAAAGCAGCCACAGACTTTGACAGCGCGCCAAACGCCTTCGATGTCTTGCCCAGACTTTTGTTAGACTGCTTGGAGAAACGCTCAACCCGGCGCTGGTTACGTTCCATTGCCCGTGCGAACTCTTTGTCCTTGGCGGAAAGAATGATGTTCAGCTGCTCTGCACTAATTGCCATCTACTTGCCTCACAAGTTCGCGGTATTGCTCTGAACTCATGGCCTCCGAACCAGCTTTTTTAGGGCTGTGCGCGTCGGTCCAGCCTTGGAA